TGTAGCGTTCATTTCTGGTGACAAAGTAGCTGTTGCGTTCATTTCTGATACAAGATGACCTATTGCCTTAAGAGAGCCTGTTAAGTCACCACTAGCCGCAAGGTTTGCAGCCATGTTAATGTATGCAACAAGATTAGCATTATTGATTACGCCACTTGCTTCAAGTGTTGCAATCATACTTACCACAAGAGCAAGAGAAGCTGAGTTTATTGTTGCACCTGCTTCTATAAGAGCTTCAATGTTCTTACCTGCCGCAAGATTAGCTGTGTTACTAGCTGTGAGTGATAGACCTACGTTAGACCCCATACCACCTACTTTTGGAGGCAATACCCATGAGTAAGGAGCTGAATAGCCACTAGGTAGACCATACCTGTCTGCTGTGCCTTGTGCCCAGTTTTCTCCATAGAACCTAGAGCGGGAGACTCCCGCAGTGCCAAAATTTGACCTGAGTCCTGTAATACCAGACGTTCCATCACCTCCTATGTTAGTCACAGGACATTTTAAGAATAGTGCGTAGTTTCCTAGTAGTGCCATATATTTATCTTACCCCCAAACGGTAGTTATGTGACCAGAGAAGTTAGCGTTAGCTGGTGTAGTTGTTGATGAACCTACCATCCAGTATAGTGCTGCTCCGTCATAGATACGAGGAAGTGAAGGTAACTGGTTTACTAAGTCACGTTCTGCTGCAACACCGAGAGTTGTAATAGGCACACGAGCGATTTCTTTTACGAGTGCTACACAGTAAGCACCTGATACATAAGATACAGAGTTTTGAATTGTGTTGATTTCTGCGATACCTGAATCACCTGCTGCTAGTGGCATTTGGTAGTTGTACTTTCCTGCACCTGTTCCTGTGTAGATAACGAGTGAGTTAGAAGCTGCTGTCTTTCCTACTGGTAGAACACCAGGAGTAGCACGAGAAGCTGTCTGAGCTGAGTTAGTGTAACCGAGTGACATGTTAGGAGTTGCTGCGCCAAGAGCTACTGAGTTCGGATTGAAGATGATAGCTTGTACACCTGCACCATTAGTATAACGAGGAAGTAGACGTGACATTGTGTGTGTACCTGTACCAGTTGAAGTGATATTGATTGCTGTACCTGCGATAGCGTTAGCGTAAGATGTAGCTAGTTTACAAGTAGAATCTGTAACTTTGATTACATAGTAGTTAGTTGCTAGAGCAAGTCCTGCTGGGAGTGTAGTAGTTGTTGTAAGCTGTACACGAGTACCTGTCAAAATGTTTGAAGGTCTGTTTGTTGTTGAAGTCCAAGTTATGATGTCAGTAGTATCATCTGCTGTGAATGTGTCACCGTAACCAAGAGTGTTAGTTGTAGCTTGTGCTGTTGCTGTTGTAACAGATGATACATAGTAAAATCCAATAACGTCTACGAGTACGCCTACACAAGGAGCTGTAGTTGCTGCGTTAGTTACAGCAGACATATTAGCTAGTGACTTGTAGTATGTAGGTTGTACATCTCCACCATGAGGGATAGATGCAGCGTTAGTAGTAGTGTCTGTTACACCTTGAAATAGAAGGTTAGTACCAGTGTTAAAGAGAGCGTCAGGTCCTGGATTACCGTTACCTCTTGCTGTCATATGAAACTCTCCTGCGATAGCAGCAGTTGTTGGGTTCATACTCTTGTTCCAGTCATACCTAAAAGTCTGACCGTTACTTAGAGCATTGATTATATTGTCTGTTGATTGAAAACCGCTCATGATATTTTATTTATTTAATTATTAATTATAAACCACCTGCAAATCACCTATTAAAGTGATTCCGTTTAACGAACCGTTAGGACACGTAAGCCAGCTTAGATAAGCATCGTCTTTTATTTCTGGAATATCAGTATTTTCTATAAGGTAATCTTTCTCTACTGGTGCTGTTTGTTCCTTTATCATTGTCCTAGCTAGTGGCTTAACAAGGATAAGTGAGAATAGTCCTACGTCTACACCAAGCATTGTTACACTCTCTATACTTCGCACCCCTGAATCTCCTGCTTGTAGTCCAATAAAAGGATTACCAGACATACCAAGAGTTGAGAGTGATGAAGTTGTGATTGTACCAATAGCTGAGATTGTATTCTGTCTAACTATTTTGGAAGTTCTGCCAGATACTCCGTCACTGTTAGTGTAAGTGAAGTAGAAGTCTTGTCCTCCTGTTCTACCTGCCACTGTAACAGCGATTACCTGTACTCCTTTTCCATCTGTATAACGAGGTAGTGTAACTGTGTTATCGAGTACCTGTGGGTCAAGAACTGAATCATCTACCGAAGGGTAGTACATTAAGAAGTCACAGAGAACGAGCGGTAGTGGTAGACCTGTACCAGATGAACTCATAGCTGTTGTCATTCTAAGGTACTGATTCTTTGGAGTAGTATTTGGACCATGCCAGATACCTCCGTCTGTACTTTGATAGATAGACTTAGCAATAAGTGGTGTAGCGTCAAACCAATACTTAGGAACTGGATTACCAGGAGAAAGAGATAAGTCAAACCAGTAACCTGCTGTAGTTACTTGAGATGGAACTTTACGCCACATGTAGCGACGTACTGCTCCACTTATTTCTGCATTAACTAGTTGTTGTACGCTATTTACTGACATTATACTTTGAGACCAGCTTGAGCAAATGTTTGTGCTGAAATGTCTGCAATAATCGAAGCTTCACACTTACATGCCTTTATAGGTTCTGTATTTGGTAAAACTATTACTGCTAGATTACATTTTGAGCATTTATACATTTTGTTCTATTGGTTTAATTAGATACTCACTCCACTCTTTCTTTTCAGCTGTAGCACGAGACTTCATGTGGTCGATAGCTTCACGAACAGTTAAAAAAACTATTCCTTCCATTTCATCCTCATCTTGTCTGTGTACTAGAACTTCCATGTTAGTCGAGAACGATTGAAAGTGCTGATGCTGCAAACTGTGGCTGAATACCACTAGAAACTGACACTGAACTGTTTAAAGCTCCTGATACGATTATTGTTGTACTTCCTGCTGGTGCAATAGAAACGTGAGTGATTGTGTTAGAACCACCTGTACACTGTGGGAACTGAATAAGAGCAGCGTTCACGGTAGAACTTCCTGCTGTCCATCCTGCTCCTGTGCGAGCTACTGTAGCTGCTGCATATGATGTATAAGTTGCTTCTGATGTAGTTGTTACACCTGTTTCCCCTGGGTCTGCTGTATGAAGATGAACTTCAAGGTCTGTAGCTGCATCCCATGGTAAAGCTGTGTTATTGAAAAGCTTTGCCGCAAGAGCTGCTTCTGTTGTGTTAGAAAATGACATAATTTATTTTTAATTAGTAAACCCTACTTCCTCAAGTAGTAACTTTAGTATAGCAACTATTAGCTGTAGGTTATCCCCGTCACATCACCGTCTGTATATGCCAGTGTCTTCGTGAGTGAAATGCCTGATGGCGTAGACCCTGATAGCACGATAGAAGTGATGTCTGCGCCTGTGTAATTAAAAGTTTTAGTAACCCCATTAGAGTAAACAATAGACGTAATATCGCCAGCTGTATAGTTAAGTGTAGCGTTCATTTCTGGTGACAAAGTAGCTGTTGCGTTCATTTCTGATACAAGATGACCTATTGCCTTAAGAGAGCCTGTTAAGTCACCACTAGCCGCAAGGTTTGCAGCCATGTTAATG